CTAAGGCACGGTTCTTTACACCCAGCAACATCGGCATAGGGACACAAAGTTTTCTTAGCCACAAGATCTGCGGGTTGCAAATACAATATTGCTGTGGTATAATCTTTTTTAAGACCTTTTAAGATTTTAGAAGAACTATTAAACCCCAATAAGGGTAAATTATAATTATATATATACTCCTTAATAGGTATAATAGACTTCAAAGTTATAAAGTTAACACTACTCACCAAAGGCTTCCTCCCATTCTTGAGTTGTGATGCCTGACACTATAAATTCACGCTGGGCATCAGTCAAGTTTGGCATTGCATCTTGAATTAACATGCCGCCCTGCCAGTTATTAAACTGTTCAGCAGTGATTGGCATGTCAACAATGCGGCGAACACCAGTCAACATAGATTGTTTTTCGATCAGCACACTTTTCTCCTGTTCCCTTTTTAATCTTTAGAGGTCGTAAGACCTCCTCTAAAGATTAAAAAGGGAGCCGAAGCTCCCAATACTTTAATCAGTGCAACCGCTGTTACAGGGAGTTGATACCCCGACGAGAAGCTGCACCATAACCATACTAATGGTTATAATTTAACTTTATAACTAAGCGGAAACCTCCGTAGGTATAATTCTTTGAGTCAACATCACGATCATTTGCGCGACATCAAACTTATCAACTTGCCAAACATCAGTCCTGTTAAACTTAGTATTTGCAATGTCTTCAAATCTCGCTAACACCGCAGCATGAACTTCAGGATTAATTTGAAGACTGTTAAACTCAGCAACTAACTGGTCAACTATATGTTCAAACTTCATCAACTGCATAAGTTCAAAAGAAACATCACGACGCTCATCAACTACAACAGAATTAGTCATATAGACTCCTTAACTAAAAAAAAAATAAAAGGCCCCCGAAGGGGCCAAGTTAATTTAGATCATGCCAATGTCAGCTGCAACTGCAAGACGAGGAGCAGATGAAGTTTTAAAGTTTCGAGACTGCTTTGCATTAGCAGTAATCTTAACTTCTTTGTTTGACTTCAAGTCTTCAGTCTTGAGGACTTTAACATACTTGGCGGCAGCCGAAGTCTTACCGTTGATTTTCTTGACGGAGAATAATTTATTTATGTCTCCAGCCAAAGGCTGACCAGCGTGAACCGCCTTGATCGTGGCACCAAAGCGAGCCGTGAGCTTGGCAAACTCAAATCGCTTGATGTCATTCTCACCAATATATTTGTAAGCCAAAGTCTTAGCACAAGCATAGATAGCTTTGTCAGTTGCAGGTTTAGTCAAATCATACTTAGCCATAATCGTTTTCTCCCGATTGTGTAATTTTCGTCGAGCCGCTGTCGGCCCTTCCTAGGTTTGACTATCTATAAAATTTAAAGAAGTCGTAAGACTTCTTCTTTAAATTTTATAGATAGCCAAACCTTATCAGCTAGTCCCTTCAAAACCTTAAAAGGTTTTGAAGGGACTAGCTGGATCGTAAAAGACCCCTTGGGTCTTTTAAATTTGGGAGTCCTTAGCTCCTCTTAGGAGGAGCTAGATGGCTGTCAAGGCTTGCCAGTTAATTAGTTTTCAAGTTCTTGAAAACTAAGAAAAACTTTGAAGTTTATTCTAAACTTCAAAGACTAAAAAGACTTCTGTTTACTTTGTAAACTAGAAGTCTTCAAAGTTTTCTGGAGGTCAAACCTCTAAAGTCTTCTTAGACTTTAGAGTTTTGGGAGGTCGCACTTAAAAGTCTTCAGAGACTTTTAAGATTACGCGGGAAGGTAAGATAGTATTCTGGAGTTCTTCTGAGATCTTTAGAGGGCTGGGCAGGTGGCCATGGCCCCCACCTACTATATATACTAATTCGTATACATTTTAAGCAGAAAGCAGTGTCAACCAGTTTAGGCGGGTCTTTAAAGTCCTTACTGTACCCCCATATGAGCCAAAAGTTGTGTTTACCAGATTGGGCGGGTCTTCAAAGTCCTTTAAAGTGGGAGATATATATAGATATAGCCCCGGTGGGTCTATGAATATTATAGAGATTATTTCACGATTTGTCAAGAAAAAACTTGACAAATCTGTAAACTACCTATATAATAAAAGCATGAAAAAAGAATTGACAACGAAACAACAGTCCTTTTTAAATAACTTGGTTGAAACAGGAGGTGATCCTAAACTAGCAGCCGAACTAGCTGGCTATGCTCCTAACACTCATTGGCAAGTTACAAAAGCTCTGAAGAATGAGATTATCGACATGGCCTCTAATATTTTGGCTCAATCTGCACCTAAAGCTGCCATGAAGCTTGTGCAAGTTATGGATTCTGATTCGCCTACACCGCAAGCTAATGTAAAGCTTCAAGCGGCACAGACTATTCTAGACAGGATAGGTTTAGGTAAAGCAGATAAATTAGATGTGAACCACAAAGTCGAAGGAGGTATTTTTTTACTACCCGCTAAAGAAGAGGTAGTAATAGATGTTAAGGCGTAGATCTAGTTCTACAATACCGTTTGGTTACATGCTTTCTGAAGATCCTAAGTTTCTAGAAGAAGTTCCAGAAGAGTTAGAAGCTCTAGAAAAAATAAAACCTTTAATAAAAGATAAGACCCTTAGCCTGCGTGAAGGGGCTATGTGGCTAGAACATACTACGGGACGTAGCCTCAGCCATACAGGATTAAAAAAGATAGTTAACAATGGATGATTGGGAAATAAATCCAGACAGTTACCAAAAAGATTCTGATGGTAATTTTATTTTAAAGATAGATGGAACGCCTAAAAAGAAGGGTGGCAGAACAAAAGGTTCTAAATCTAGAGGGTATCACTACAGCAGGGCTACCCAAAATAAAATAGCAGCGCGAAAAGCAGTAAGAACTAAAGAAAAACTTATTGCAAAAGCAGAAGCAAAAATAAAAAATCAAAAGACTTCTCTAAAAACTTCTAAAGCTACACTAGCTAAAATAGAAAACAGAGAGAAGTCATCGGAAGGTAAGATCCTGACAGCAGATGTTGTTGAAGATCTACCAAAGAAAGTAAAAGAAGAAGCATTAGAAAATGTTATCTTCCGACCGAATGACGGGCCGCAGACAGACTTCTTAGCAGCCCCAGAAACGGACGTACTGTATGGTGGCGCAGCAGGGGGTGGTAAGTCCTATGCTATGCTCGTAGATCCCCTGAGATTCGCTCATAGGGCTGCTCACAGGGCGTTAATACTAAGACGCTCAATGCCTGAACTCAGGGAGCTTATAGATAAGTCTAGGGAATTATATCCCAAGGCTTTTCCGGGGTGCAAGTTCAGAGAGGTTGAAAAGATCTGGACGTTCCCCTCTGGGGCTAAACTAGAGTTTGGCTTCCTAGAACGAGATGCGGATGTGTACCGCTATCAGGGTCAAGCATACTCATGGATAGGGTTTGATGAGATAACCCATTTAAATACAGAGTTTTCTTGGAACTACCTAGCATCAAGACTGCGTACTACAGATCCTGACATTACACCGTATATGCGCTGCACAGCAAACCCCGGTGGTGCTGGTGCAACATGGGTAAAGAAGCGTTATGTAAATCCATCAGAGCCTAATGAAAGTTTTGTAGGCAATGATGGCTTAACACGACGTTTTATACCAGCCCGACTAGAAGACAATCCATATCTCGCCAAAGACGGTAGGTATGAACAAATGCTAAATGCTTTGCCAGATGTGCAACGCAAACAGCTTCTAGAGGGTAACTGGGACATTACAGAAGGTGCGGCCTTTACAGAGTTTGATGTGATGGAGCATGTAATTGCACCTTTTGAACTTCCAGTCGGATGGGAAAGAATAAAAGGAATTGACTACGGATATGCTTCGGAAAGTGCTTGTATTTGGGGTGCTGTTGATCCTACTGATGGCACACTAATAATATATAGAGAATTATATCGAAAAGGATTAACGGGTGTTGATCTAGCTCAAATGATAACAAACATGGAGCTACAAGATCCTTTCTCAGTTGCTGGAGTCCTTGACACCGCAGCTTGGAATAGAACAGGCACCACAGGCCCTACAGTTGGAGAGACACTTCAACGTGCGGGGCATAAGCTGCGTAGAGCAGATAAAAATAGGATACAGGGTAAAATACAAATCCATGAATACTTGCGAGTACAGCCTAGTGGCAGACCAAAGCTACAAATATTTAATAGCTGCCCAAACTTAATACGTGAACTCCAAAGTATTCCTCTGGATAAATCTAACCCTGAAGATGTGGATACACACGCACCTGATCACGCTTATGATGCACTAAGATACTTGATAATGTCAAGACCCAAGGTAAATGACATATTTAGTCAGTTCAGACATATGAGAATGGAACAGGCTTATACACCCGTTGATGCGGAGTTTGGATATTAATGGCAGAATCTAATTTAACAGCTAACGACATTTATTTTGAAAATGTTCAAAATGAAGACGGTATGAGACTTACGCTGGATGAAAACCTGCGTAATAATCTTGTAGGTCTTATCAATGCTCGTTACACCTCCGCTAAATCATCGCGTGACTTAGATGAACAAAGGTGGCTAACAGCCTACCACAACTATCGTGGGCTGTATGGCAAAAATGTAAGATTTAGAGAATCTGAAAAGTCACGTATTTTTGTTAAAGTAACTAAGACCAAAGTTCTTGCAGCGTTTGGTCAACTCGTAGATGTAGTATTTGGTGCTAATAAGTTTCCTATAGGAATTAGTGAAACTAAAGTTCCAGAAGGTGTGACTAAGTATTCACATGTTACTCCGGGTGTTGAAACTTCGCAACCTGTAGTTCAAGATGAAGAACCCACAGAGAATCCGTATGACGTAGGTTATGAAGGCGATGGGCGTGTATTAAAACCCGGAGCCACCTATGGCACAGGCAAGTTTGAAGAGATTATGCTTGATAAGCAGGCTCAAGAAAAAGACATGCTATCAGAAGGCCCTTCTCCAGATCCTAAAGTTCTTGAATTAAGTCCAGCGCAAGAAGCCGCAAGAAGGATGGAAAAAATAATTCATGATCAGATAGAGGAGTCAAACGGCGCAAGTGAAATTAGAAACGCATTATTTGAATCAGCTTTATTCGGCACAGGAATCGTCAAAGGGCCTTTCAACTTCAACAAAACATTGCACAGATGGTCAGAAGGAGAAGATGGTAATAGAACTTATTCTCCTGTTGATGTTAGGGTGCCTCGCTTGGAGTTTGTCAGCATCTGGGACTTTTTCCCAGACCCCAACGCAACAAATATTGATGAAGCAGAATATGTATTCCATCGCCACAGAATGAATCGCACTCAGCTTCGTAGTCTAAGTAAGATGCCTTACTTTGATAAGAATGCTATACGTGAGTGCCTAATGTTAGGCCCTAACTATATTGAGAAAGATTACGAACAAGAATTAAAAGACGATAGTCGTAATGAAGAATATGGGACACAACAGTTTGAAGTATTAGAGTACTGGGGTGTAATGGATGCAGAATACTGCCGACAAGTAGGTATGGAAATTGATGAGTCTATTGATGATTTAGATGAAGTACAAATAAATGCTTGGATATGTGGCAATAAGATGCTTAGGGCTGTTGTAAATCCTTTTACACCTTTTCGCATACCTTATCATGCGTTTAGCTATGAAAAGAATCCCTATAGCTTTTTTGGTATAGGTGTAGCAGAAAACATGGATGATAGTCAAAAGATTATGAATGGTCATGCGCGTATGGCTATTGATAATCTTGCATTATCAGGCTCAGTAGTTTTTGATGTAGATGAGACTGCTTTAGTAGGTGGTCAGACAATGGAGATATATCCTGGCAAAATATTTAGAAGACAAGCTGGCGTTCCAGGCCAGGCCATTAATGGATTAAAGTTTCCTAATACCTCTACCGAAAACATGATGATGTTTGACAAGTTTAGACAACTTGCAGATGAACAAACAGGTATCCCCAGCTATAGTCATGGGCAAACAGGTGTACAAAGCATGACACGCACCGCATCGGGCATGTCTATGTTGCTTGGTGCAGCATCTTTAAATATTAAGACTGTTATTAAAAACTTAGATGACTTCCTGTTAAAGCCATTAGGTGAAGCATACTTTCAATGGAATATGCAGTTTTTAGAATCTAAACTAGGA